CAAGATAATATTTCCCATCACTATATCCCTCGTATCCAACCCCAAATCCCATGAACGTGATAGCCAAAATCATATCGTACATTATAGCCTCTCTTTCTTATACATACAATATCGGCTAATCCCCCATATATACTTTAGAGATATTTATTGGTCATAAGCCCTTACTGCATAAGTACTTAGGACAAATTTTGCGGCGCCGGCTCGCCGTAAGTCCTTTATTCACAACACCTTACGATGCGTGAACAAATACTTCCTTAGATGGTTGGCCTACTGAAGAAATGGTCACGAGCCAATTCTTTCCGCTACCATCCTCCGGACGAATACCGTTCACAAGTCCCTTAACGGGCTTGCAGTCATGATTCACAAGGATGATCTCACGACGAGTCCTCATAGATTCCACAATCCAATTCAAAGAATAAACGCTCATTCTATTTCCTTTCTTATGATTCCAATTGTATCCGATTAGCCAACGCTGTCAATACTGTACGCTTGTTTAGAGAATCGTGCCATCACCACGAATACGATACATGATTCCACCGATACTATACAGGCAGATACCTTCGCCCATATTCTGAACAAACGTAGCCGAATATCCGTGGCGAGCAACCAACCGGCGAATCGTATTTTGCACTTGGATCGTCATTATCTTTCTCTCTTTCTTGTGTCCCAATTATACCAATATAATCGTCAGAAGTCAAATGCTATCTTTAAAATATTTTCAGATTTCTCCTAACCCCTTACAACATAAGCACTTACGTCCGATTTCGCGGACCCCAAATATCCTAAGTACCTATAGAGCAATGAGTTAGGATAAGAGGGGGTTTTTTTGTTTTCCTCGATATGCCATGGAATTTACTGAAAAACCGGGGGTGGTCCAAACACAATAAGCATCCTATATATAATTAGCCAGTTTATTAGCCACTATACTACTCTTCTAATGCTTCTAGTCGCCACCAACCTTATTTCCCCGGTCACCTTGTCCTCGGCTATTACTCTTACTTCATTCCATCCCCTAACAAACATTCTACGATTCAACCTAATATCAAATCCATGATTCCTATCGGCCCACTGAGTCAAATTAGCTCGATACCTATTAGCTTCTGTAACCACAACCTCTTTGTTATTAATCAATACCTTTATTCTAATTCTATCAGAGATATTAATCGGATCCAAGCACCATCCGCGAATCCTAGATATATTCATAATATCCACATGACTTAGTACTCTTTCGCTCCACCTTTTAATTTCCACTGGTAATCCAGGAACAGCCACCACAAAAGAATCATCCCCCAAGAGTCTTCTGATATTTAAAGATCCCCCGCTAGACACCCTATCACTTAATAATGAGCTACTATTAACGCTAGAGAACACCCTAGACTTAATTTCTTCCATGCTCAAATCTCCAAACTTTCTACATAGTGCTGCTATAGCACCAGTAACTTGAGGAGCTGCCATGCTAGTACCACTCAAACTACCATATCTATTATTTGGTAGCGTAGAATATATTGCTGTTCCACGAGCCGCAATATCCACACTAATTTTTCCGTAGTTAGAAAATCCCGCTAAAGTTATATTATCAGATCCACAAGCCGCGACCGCTATAACATTAGAAACTTCATAGGAGCTAGGATATCTAGGCACAATATCATTATTTGACCCACTATTCCCCGCAGCTGCCACAAAGATTATACCAACCTCATTAGCTCTTTTTATAGCATCATTCAACGAGCTAGAATAACCAGTGGTTCCGCCCCAACTATTATTAATTGCTACAATATCCACCCCAAAATCCCTTTTCATCATTATAGCATAATTAATAGCACTAATAGCATCTCCCGTAAAACCCAAACCATTATCATCCTGAAATTTTAGAGCCATTATAGAAACTGCCCCGTAGCTAGCAACTATGCCCGCCACATGAGTTCCATGACCAAAGTTATCCTGCACAATATTAGTATTGTTAGAAAAATTCCACCCATTCACATCATCAACATATCCATTCTTATCATCATCAATACCATTGTTAGCAGTTTCCCCACTATTTTTCCAGATATAAGGTTCTAGAGCTTTGTGATTAAGAGCAATGCCACTATCTATTATAGCGACCACAGGAGTCATCAAGCTTCTTTGCTCTAGAGACTCTACGAGCAAGCGTAGATTTTTCATATCGAGTCCTTTCGTTTTTTTGTGATCATTTCTGACACAAGACTCAAAATATCAGAAAAAATAAAAAAGTCAACACACGATAAAACCACAACCCTCAACTATATTCACCAGAGATAAAAATATCATTATAATAATACAAAATTTCATAGTTTTCTCCACTATTTGCGTATGGGTGTATATATCATAATACGAGATTTCAAAAACTCTTCAAATGACTATAGGAACCCACAATGTTTTTACCGGAAGAATATGCTTTTTACCAAAAAGACTACGCTGGACATACTCGCCTAATTAGAATGAATTCTATATATTTTATGATAGAAGACAATCCTTATGCTCATTATGTAAGAATTTTTATAAAAGGATTTGTTAAGCCACTAACTTTATGGAAAAATGAAGAGTATTTTTTGATTGGAGATTATACTCAGAAACAGGTTGAGGATAGAATTTTAGAGTTGTTGAGCCCGGATATTAAAAGATCATTATGGAATCTTTCAGCGTTTTTACCCTACGAGGACTAGCCCGCAGAGCCCGAACCACAACAACTCCAAAATCCACCACGACCACCAGACTATAATGTGCCTTAGTTTTCCGTTGTGCTAGTTTCTATCTTTGGTGATGGTCTACGACCTCTCGGCTTAACAATAGCCAGCTTTCGCCTTTGACGGCGCACCATGCCCACAGTAATAGCTCTTGAACCATCCACCTTATTCAAATAGGCCGCAATCTCCTCATCCTTGAGAGTTTGAGCGTTATTTCCAATGAATTCCAGCTCTTCTTTTGTCCACTTTTTGTAAGTCTTACCCATTATTATCTCCTTAAAGGTTGCTTTGTGTGTATCAACTACTATAATATAAATAGATCAAAAATCTGGTCAAGGTGATACTATGACAAAAAACAATGAACCAACAATTGTGTCTTCGGTACTAAAAACAGTAGCTTCTGAGAATTTGGTTACCGAAGCCGAACTAAAGGACACTATAGACAAACCACTAGAGGACGTATTAGATGGCAAAAGAGAAACCAAAGAAGATACTGAACAAGGTAACAGAGAGTGAATTTTTAGCTGCCTGGGAAAAAATTAGTCAAAAATTAGGATATAAATTTAAGTTTGGTTATCATAGTCATGAAGACATGAAGCAGCAAGCGGCCATCTTTGCTCTTGAGGGATTAAAAAATTACGACACCTCAAAACCCCTAGAAAATTTCCTATGGACCCACGTTCGCAACAGACTCTTTAACTACAAAAGAGATAACTACCAGAGGCCCGACAAGCCGTGTCTTACCTGTCCCTTTCACGACCCCAACAATCTCAAGTCCTCTAGTCAGTGTACTGAATTTTGTAACAAAGAAGAGTGTGCTCTCTTCTCGGCCTGGACAAAAAGAAACGACGCAAAGAAAAATATTATGAAGCCCGTTGGCATAGATACCATTACCGAAAATGCTAAAGAGATTAATTATAATCAACTATTTGATGATATTAGCAACAAAGAAATTTTAGATATTATAGACTTAAATATTAGCGTTAAAAATCGCCCCACTTATCTCAAACTTAAGGGTGGCATAAAAGTACCAAAAACCGAGATCAAAAAACTCTACAACGAAATCAAACAAATACTAAAAGACCATGACATCAAATCCTAATCCACAACCCAGCGCCCCTAAAAAAAGAGGCCAGCTATCACTAGAAGAAGAGGCCTTCATAAGAGATAGTGTAGATTCCCTTACTATTGACCAGATAGCAGCCCAATTAAACCGTTCTTCTGCACCAATAAAAAGATACATTAGCGAAAACAATCTACTAGTTAGCGAAGAGGATCGAAACCAAGACGAGATACTCAGAAACAAACTATATTCTAAAACCTTCTGGCGCGAGATTCAAAGACAGTTTGATGAGGAAAGTGGCGAACTAGAATATTTTGAAAGCGTGTGGATTAATCTTATTCGGCAGTTCCGAGAGGATGTTTTACCGGCCGAAGAGTTGCAAATTAAGCAGTTTATCACAATAGACATACTTATTAATCGCAGCATGAAAGAGCGTAAGCGCCACATAACAGAAACGGAAAAGCTTCAAAAAGAAGTAGATAAAGAGTATGCCAAATCTGAAGATGACAGAGATATTCCGCGTCTTGCTCATCTAGAAACACAGCTTACTTTTGCTCGTAATAGTATTGCAAATTATACTAATGAATATACTAAGCTTTTAGCGGAACAGCAAAAAATAAGTAAAGATCTCAAAGCCACCAGAGAGCAAAGAATCAAAAGAATAGAAGATGGCAAAAGTTCTTGGGTGGGATTGATCAGAATGCTAGAAGACGAAGATATTAGAGAGAAAGAAGGCAGAGAGATGGTTATTCTTAACATGGCTACCGAAAAGGCCAAAGAGTCTCTCATGGACTATCATCAGTATCAAGACGGCAAGGTTGATATTCCTTTATTAACCCCAGAAGCTGTTCTTAATAAGAAAAATAATAATCAATGAAAAGAGATTATAGTGATCCGTTTTATAAGCAGTGGAGAAAAGATGTTTATAACAGAGACAACAGATGCTGTCAATGGCCAAATTGCAACAGCAAAAAAAGATTACACGCTCACCACATTTGTAGATGGGCTGATAATCCGGGACTAAGGTTTAATCTTAATAACGGAATTACTTTATGCAAAGCACACCACGACTTGGTTAAAAATAATGAAGATCATTATATTGCCTTTTTTTCTAAACTTTTACTAAACAAAATGAAAGATCCAAAACGCAAGAAAGATTGATATGTCAGAAACGCCAGATCTTAAAATTATTATAGATACCAGAGAACAAAGGCCATGGTCCTTTGATGAATATGCTACCGCAAATAGAAAGCTAGATACTGGCGATTATAGCGTAGAGGGTCTTGAAAATGTTTTAGCAATAGAAAGAAAAAGAAATGTTGCTGAAATAGCGAATAACATTACAGAGAGTAGATTTAAGGATGTTATTGATAGATTAAAATCTTTTAAATACGCTTTTATTCTACTAGAGTTTGATCTTAATAATGTATTAGAGTATCCAGTAGGATCAACAATTCCAAAGAGACTGTGGAGCAAAATTAGAATATCTCCTCAGTACTTACTCAAGCACATAATAGAACTACAGACCGATCACGGAATTCACGTTATATTTTGTGGTAGCACAAGCAATGCAGAGAAAACTGCTCTAGCGATAATGAAGAGGGTTTTTAAGATGAATCCTCCAGAAGTCAATAACCAAGAGGATTCTAATAATGTATGAAGATGCTTGGCTAAATCTAGGAGATTTATCTAAACTCAAAATAGTTAATAATCCAATGATCCACAGATCAAAGGAAGAGATAGAGCGTCCCGACATACATTTATTAAGACTACTTATTGATCCAGCAAACTTCGGATCAACATGCAAGCTTTTATTTGATATAGAACTTCACCCAATTCAGATAGCAATACTACAGGAATTTTGGATTCGTCCTTTTCCAATGTTTATCGCTAGTCGTGGCTTTGGTAAGTCTTTTCTAATGGCCTTATATTGTACGCTACGCTGCATACTACGTCCCGGAACAAAGATCGTTGTAGTGGGTGCTGCTTTTCGACAGAGTAAATTAGTTTTTGAATATATGGAAACATTGTGGCGTAATAGCGCGATACTTCGTAGCATATTTAATGGAAACGATGATGGTCCGCGACGAGATGTTGATAGATGCACAATGAGACTAGGGGATAGCTGGACAATAGCTATTCCAATGGGTGATGGTAGCAAAATCAGAGGTTTAAGAGCACATATTATTATTGCTGACGAGTTTGCTTCTATTAGTCCCGACATCTACGAAACCGTAGTTTCAGGCTTCGCTGCCGTTTCTGCCACGCCAATTATGAACGTGAAGAAAGAAGCAAAGAAACAAGCCATGAAAGACGCTGGCATCTGGAACGAAGACTTGGAACAACTAAGCCAAACTATGGGTAACCAAGCTATTATTGCTGGCACAGCAGATTATGCTTTTAAACATTTCGCTTCGTACTGGAAAAGATATAGTGGTATTGTTAATAGTTGTGGAGATCCTCATAAGCTTAAGGAATTGTTTGGAGAAAATCCACCAGACAACTTTAATTGGAAAGACTATAGTATAGTTCGTATTCCATATGAATTGATTCCAAAAGGATTCATGGATGATAAGCAGGTAGCTAGAGCCAAAGCAACTATTCATAGTGGCATATACAATATGGAATATGCTGCGTGTTTCACAGAAGACAGCGATGGTTTTTTCAGAAGAAGTCTTATCGAAAGTTGTGTGGTAAGTACAGAAAATCCAGTTGTTCATAACGGAGAAACAATACTATTTGACGTTAGGATCAAGGGAGATCCGAAACTCAAATATGTTTATGGTATCGACCCAGCATCCGAAAAAGATAATTTCAGTATTGTAATTATAGAGTGTCATCCAACCCATAATCGTATAGTATATTCTTGGACTACAAATAGAACTAATTTTAAAGAGCGTCAAAAAGCAGGGCTTATTAATGAGCATGATTTCTATGGTTTTTGCGCTAGAAAAATACGAAATCTTATGAAGGTTTTTCCTTGTGAGAGAATAGGCTTAGATGCACAGGGAGGCGGTGTGGCTATTGAAGAGGCTCTTCACGACCCCAGCAAGCTAGAAGAAGGGGAAATTTTGATTTGGCCAGTAATAGAAGAAAAAAGTAAAGACACAGATGATCAACAAGGACTTCATATTCTAGAGTTGGTGCAGTTTGCCAGAGCAGAATGGACTAGTTCCGCGAATCATGGACTAAGAAAAGATTTTGAAGATAAAGTTTTATTATTTCCCAGATTCGATGATCTAAGCTTAGCTTTAGCTCTAGATAAAGAAAATAAAGACATTCTTACCGCAGATTTAACTCCCATTTATGATAGCGAAAGCGAATGCATACTAGAAATAGAAGAACTTAAGAATGAATTAACCACCATAGTAATGACACAAACTAGTACCGGATCAGGAGGTAGAGACAGATGGGATACTCCGGATGTTAAGTTGCCCAACGGTAAAAAGGGCAAATTAAGAAAAGATAGATATAGCGCATTAGTTATTGCTAATATGTTAGCTAGACAACTTTCTAGAGGATTGGCCCCAATAGATTATGATATCATTGGCACAACCACCCAAAACGCTAATCAAAACCAAAGCGGTCAAATGTATAAGGGTCCCGCATGGTTTACCGATGGAGCCAACGACGACATATACGGCGGAATATATAAATAATAGTGTATAATACTATTGCATTTCGATTACAATACTAATGAGAAATCATGAATAAAAAATATCCAAAAAGCGAAGCTATACAAAACGCACAAATATCCGAAGAAAAGGCCTATGTAACCTGGGGTGAAGATCTAGATAGCAAAAAAGAGGCTTTAGATAAAACATCCGGATGCTTAGATGAATATGGCCTATTTAGAAGCAGTGCTGGATATAGAGGTAGAACTAATGATTTTTCAAGTATTATACCCGGTATATCTAGTCGCCCAGGACTTACTCGCCTAGGATACGACTACTTTCGTCCGGGAGAATCAGTTCCAACACAAATTAAAGAAATCATAAGAAGAGCAGATGAAATATACCAGAGTGTTGGGCTCGTTAAAAACGTAATAGATCTTATGGGTGATTTTGCTGTACAGGGAATAAAGCTATCTTGTAAGAGCAAAAGAACAGAACGATTTTACAGGAAGTGGTTTAAGAAAATCAATGGCAAGGATCGCAGTGAAAGATTTCTTAATAATATTTACAAAACAGGAAATGTTGTAATTAATAGACAGACAGCAAAGATAAGTCTCAAAACACAAGAATCTTTTTTTAGAGCAACAGCATCCCCAGACACAACAGAGAATGATACAGACACAGTTTCTGTAGATAAGAGAGAAATTCCTTGGAGATACACATTTATAGATCCTGTGTATGTTCATGTTGCTGCTGGTGCTTTATCTTCTTTTGTTGGTCAGAAAAGATATGAGCTAGTTTTACCATCACAACTCAGGAAGGTAATCAACTCACCCAAAACAGAAAATGAACAAGCGATCATTCTTGGGCTACCATCTCAAATCATAGAAGCAGCAAAAAACAAGAAGCCATACCCTCTAGATCCTCAGAAAACTATTGTTTATCACTACAAGAAGGATGATTGGCAAGCATGGGCATTTCCCATGATTTATTCTATTATGGATGATATCACAGTTATTGAAAAACTAAAGCTAGCAGATATGGCAGCTTTGGACGGAGCTATTTCCAATATTAGAATATTCAAACTAGGAAGCTTAGAACATAAGATAGCTCCCACTAAAGCAGCAGCCGCGAAACTTTCTGCTATTTTACAAAACAATGTTGGTGGTGGAACAATGGATCTTGTGTGGGGTCCAGATATCGAGTTAATAGAGAGCAATACCAATGTACATCAATTCTTAGGCGAAGCTAAATATATTCCACATCTTAATTCTATTTATGCTGGTCTTGGTATTCCGCCAACACTAACAGGAACATTCGGGGCGGCAGGCACAACAAATAATTTTATCAGCCTAAAAACCCTAACTCAAAGACTACAGTACGGAAGAGATCTTCTTGTTTCTTTCTGGGAAAAAGAAATAGAAATTGTTCAAAAGGCTATGGGTTTTAAGTATGCGGCAAAGGTAGAGTTTGACAGAATGGATCTCAGTAATGAAGATGCAGAAAAAGCTCTATTAATCCAGCTAGCAGATAGAAATCTTATTAGCGATGAATTATTACAGACCCGATTTGGTTTCGATCCAGATATGGAAAGATTCAGAATCAATAAAGAAGACAGAGATCGCAAGAATAAGAAAACTCCAGCTAAGGCTGGTCCTTTTTATGATGCGAAGTTTGAAGAAACTCTTAAAAAGACCGCACTACAGTTAGGAATAGTAACGCCAAGCCAAGTGGGTCTAGAGTTGGAGAAGAAAAAAGCTGGAGAGAAGAGCGCTCTAGAAATGAAAGGTCCGTCAGGAGCAAACTCAGTTAAAGATTCCTCAGAATCTTTAAAAGGAGTACCACAGCAAGGCAGACCCAGAAATTCAACAGACACAAAAAAGAGAAAGACCAAAGAGTTCGCGCCGCAAACAGGAGCAAAGCTTCACCTATGGGCTAATGAAGCCCAGGACACTATAGCGGAATTGATAAACCCCACACTACTCGAATTCTATAACAAAAAAAATATGAGAAGCTTATCTAGTGAAGAATACAATGAAGCAGAAACGACAAGGACAAAGCTCCTCCTATCTTCTGCACCATATTCTTTAATATCACAAGATAATATTATTAAAACTCTAGCAAATTTAGACAATAATATTAATACCATATATTCTAAATATTTAGACTTTTTACGAGAAACTAAAAATGCTTTTAATAGAGATTTAACAGTAAACGAATTAAGAGATGTTAAGTCTTATTTTTATTCTATGGTGTATGAAAATCTACAAAATGGAGCATAAACAATGATTGTATATCCACAAGAAACTGCTGACAATATTGGCGATTTAATCTCAGCAGCTACTACACTAACCATAGCCTCTGTGGCCGAACCATCCAATACCTCTATCTTAGAGAAGGCTAAGGCTAGCCATCATTTAGCGGATAAGTTTACTACTCTAGCTTCTTACGAGGATAAAGACCTATATTACGTTCAGTCTATCCTGGTTTCTTCATCATGGAATAAAAATGATGATATTTTTACTAGTGAAGAGGTCTGGGCAGCAAAAAGAACGCCGGAAGATAAGCCCACCAACTTAGAACATAATGAAAGTCTTATCATAGGGCATATAGTGGCCAATTGGCCCATAAGTGACGACGGACAGCTATTAGACGAAAATCTAGAAGTCTCTCAATTACCAGAAAAATTTCATATTGTTACTGGTTCTGTTATTTATAGGGCTTTTTCAACACCAGAACTAAAAGAAAGAGCAGAGAAATTAATAGCAGAAATAGAGAATGGCACAAAATATGTTAGCATGGAATGTATGTTTGGTGGATTTGATTATGGTCTAATTAATAAAACAACCGGTGAGTATAAAATATTAACTAGATCTAATGAAACAGCATTTCTTACTAAGCATCTTAGAGCCTACGGAGGCAAAGGTGAATATGATAATCATAAAGTCGGAAGAGTCCTTAGAAATATAACATTTTCAGGAAAGGGCTATGTAGATAAGCCAGCCAACCCAGACAGTATTATATTCACGAAAGAAAATTTCATCGGATCCTCTATAGCAAAAAATACAGAAAATGATTTATCAGGTGTATCTGAAATAAGACCAAATTATACGGAGAACAAAATAATGAATTCAGAAGATCTAACCACAGAACTCAATGAGAAGATTGCGGCCCTCGAAGCTGCTCTTAAGGCAGAGCAAGAAGCTCACTCAGCTCTTCAGAATGAGGTTGCAGAAGCAGCCAAAAAGACTGAAGACGAAAAGAAAACAAAAGAAGACGAAATGCAAAAGATGAAGGCTGAGATTCTCTCATTAGAAGAGGCTGTAGCCGCATATAAGTCTAAAGAAGAAGAAGCCCTCAAGAAAGAAAAGAAGATGAAAAGAATGGCTTCTCTTCTTGAGAATGGTCTTGAAGAAACAGAAGCTTCTTTAGCCGTAGAAAAGTTTGAGTCTCTTGAAGATGAGGCTTTTGATGCTATGGTTGCTTTAGTAACCAGCGCAGCCAAAAAGGCCAAGGTTGAACCAAAAACAGAAGAGACAAAAGTAAAAAGTGAAGAAGTCACCGAAACAGTAGAAGATGCTCTAGACAACGCCGAACCCGATACTAGCGATATTGATCTTAGCGCTGGTAGCGATGCTAGTGAGAGCATAAATACTACTCGCGCGGCTTTAGTTGATTTTGTATGTGCTAGACTAGGTAAGAAACTTAATAAGGGAGAATAACAAATGGCTCTTAAATCAGATCGTATTGAAGCCCTAACAGATATCTCGTTCTTCATGAACACAACTGCCGAGCGAGGTGGTGTTGTTAGTGCAGTAACAAGTGGTTCTGGCGTTGCAATGGATGACGCTAATGCTGTCGTAGCCTATGCGGCTGCTGCTTCCGGAGCAAAGCCCGTCGGTGTCCTTCTAAACGATGTTGTTGATCTTGATCTAACAAGACAGCACATCAACTGGCACAAAGACGAAGTTCAGGTTGGCGGTAAGGTCACTGTTCTACGTCAAGGCCAAGTGGTTACGAACATGCTTGTAAGCGGCGTCACCCCCACAGCCGGCACACCAGCTTATGTTGGTGCAAACGGTTTAATCGGTACATCGAGTACAAACGCTGTTCAAATCGGTTCATTCTTGAGCGGTAAAGATGCCGATGGTTACGCCAAGTTATCAGTCAACATTGCCTAATAAGGGAGAAAAAAATGTCAGTGAATAATAAAGCATTTGAGCCTACTCCAGAACTTACAGATCTTTTGATTCGTTCTGGTTCGTTAAACAAAGAGGAAGCGCTAGCCGCAAACGCAGAGTTTGCAAAGGCTCTTGAACTTCCTTTAAGGCAAGGTATTCTAAATGGCGATATTCTAAGCGGCATCTTTGAGCCAATCCAACTCAATCAAGGTGCTACTCCAGAATTCCCACTCGATTTCCTTGCTCCAGGTACAGAGAAGGATTTCGTAGCCTATACGATTCCTAATCACGGTTATATTCCAGAGCGTCACGTTGAAGGCGATTACGTCATGGTTCCAACCTATGACGTTGGCGCTTCAATCGACTATCTTCTAAAGTATGCCAGAGACGCCCGTTGGGACGTTGTTGGTCGTGCTATGGAAGTTATGGAAGCTCAGTTCGTTAAGAAGATGAACGACGACGGCTGGCACACACTGCTCGCTGCTGGCGTTGATCGTAACATCGTGGTATTCGATAGCGATGCTGCCGCTGGTCAATTTACCAAGCGTCTAGTTTCGCTAATGAAGACCGTAATGCGTAGAAACGGTGGCGGTAACTCCACATCAGCCAATCGTGGCAAGCTCACAGACCTCTATGTGTCACCAGAAGCGATGGAAGACATTCGCAACTGGGGCATTGATCAGGTCGATGAGGTTACTCGCAGAGAGATTTACGTGGCTGCTGACGGCACTCTTAACCGTGTCTTCGGTGTTAACCTCCACGATCTCGACGAGCTTGGCGAGGGTCAAGAATACCAACTCTTCTATAGCAATGTTCTTGCTGGTACTCTACCAGCCAGCGACGTTGAGCTAGTTGTTGGTCTTGATATGACCAAGAGAGATAGCTTCATTATGCCAGTTCGCGAAGCTGTACAAATCTTCGAAGACGATACTCTCCATCGTCAGAAGAGAGCAGGCTTCTACGGCTGGGCAGAGCAGGGCTTCGCGGTTCTCGACAACCGTAGAGTTCTCCTTGGCTCGCTATAATTGAATTGCTGAGATAAGCAAAGAAGAAGGGCTGGCCTTAGTGCCGGCCCTTTTTTTTTAGGTGTATATTAATAGTATGGAGTGGCCGTCAAAAGCGCACAGACTGACTTACTATTACTAATCAAATAACATAAGAAGGAAATTTAATTATGTCTTGGCAAAACGAATTAACAATAATAGTAAGAACCTTAATTAATGATCTTACCGAACCTTATCAGTTTTCGGATTCCAGAATACAACAGGTCCTAACAGTATCTGGTAAATACGTACAATTTGATGTAAATTTAGACCATTCCTATCAAATAGATGTTGTTAATAGTAGTATTAGTCCAGATCCAACAGAAGATAATGATAGTGTTTTTATAAGTTTGGTTTGTTTAAAAGCGGCATGTATTATAGATCAAAGTATTTACAGAACCAAGGCTGCTATGGAAGGTATACGAGCTGCCCTAGGGCCAGCTACCTTAGCTATTAGTGGTCAAAGCTCCGCATGGAGAACAATGCTTGAAAACGGCCCGTGCGCTTCCTATGAAGAGCTTACATCCCACTGGGATGTTAAAGAGGCCACTGCTATTGCGGCAATTCTTAGTCCCTTTGCAGGGAATAAGTTTGATCCAGAACTACAAAATATTAGAGCAAATAACGGATACCGAAACTCTTTTTATAATCCATAAGGAAACTTATTATGTCTTTTTGTGTCACTGTATTTAGTGTACTAGAGGATCCACAAGAGAATGACTCTTGCTTTGTTGTACAGCCCACAAACTTAACTATCAATAAAGGTAGTGCCTACAAGATTGTGTATAAGGCCACAAAGTCTGGAAGCGCAGCTAACCTAAGTGGATATAGCCTAAGAGGACAGATAAGGCCCTCCGCTTCGTCTAGTGAAATTCTTTTGAATATGACCAGCGCAAACCTATTACTTCAAATAGACCTTTCTCTTGGTGCTATCGTAATGAATTTACCAGAGAGCTTTACCAGAAGAGTAGCTCAATCTATTGCTTATTATGATATAGAATTAATCAATAGTCAAGCTCAAACAGCAAGAGTTGTTCAGGGTCTTATTACGTTTGTTCCGGAAGTTACTAGATGAATATCATAACGCCACAACTAAAAGAAATCTATAAGTCTTTTATAGATGAACTATTAAGATCAAACTCTTTATCTTTGCCTTGCAAACTCATATACGGATCCTCCTCCATCACTCCATGCCCAAACTGCATTATAGATCCTATTTCTTCTAAGTCTAGCAATAACTATAACTCTCCTAGCGGTCCTATTCCATTTGCTGATGGTCAAATTTGCCCGTACTGTAGAGGTTTGGGAGGAACATATTCAGAAGCCAATGAAATTGTAGATATGTTAGTTGTGTTTGATTACAAGTACTGGGTCGGCTTTGATTCTACAGTGCATAAGCCGGAAGGTATGATTCAAACTATTAGCAAATTGCAAGACCTTCCTAAGCTTAATAGTTGTAATAAAATTATTGTTGATACAAATATTATAAACTATACAGAAGCTTATTTTCAAAGAAACTCGGAACCACAACCAGCAGGATTCGGAGAAAGCTCGTATCTATTCACCTTCTGGAAAAAAATATGAGCAAGCTATCTATTAATTTAAGTTTAGTAGAAACAAATGATAAAATTAGCAGGGATATTCTATCTGCCTTGTTACCGGATATTCAAGCATTCTTTAATAAAAAAATTAAGGTTGTTGAAGATTCTATAGCAGATATACTTATAAATAGCATAATGTCTGAACCAGAATATGCGTCATTAGTAAGTGGAACACTACTTCATGAGTTCGGCATACCTAATGCTGCTTCTAGGTTATCAGAAATTCTTAATGCTATCAGATCTGGCAAAAGTACAGAAATTAATTCTCCAGCTATATCTGGAAGTAGAATAAAGGGCGGTTTTAGACTAAAAATGGTAAAACAAGACTTTTCAGATTTATTATCTCTTGGTGGTGCTTCTTTTACAACCGAGCAAGGATCCATATTAAATTGGCTTAGGTGGCTATTGATAGAGGGCGATAGCGTTATTATCACCGACTACTCTTATTCTGTTGATGGTCCAGGAAAATCAAGAACAGGTCTTGGAGTTATGGTTTCCGGAGGATCGTGGAGAGTGCCACCAGAATTTGCTGGTAATATAAAAAACAATTGGATAACTAGAGCAATAGACAAAGCTATGCCACAAATAGAAGCATCCGTCACTAGAATAATGAGAGGATAAAATGGTATACGACCCAACATTCATGGGTGTTGAAGGCATAGGATCAACACAGATTATTAATGAACTAGAAAATAACTATAAGTCATTTCTGGACTGGGGTTTCTTAAGTGCTGGCGGATTCACTAATGTAAGCATACCCTCAACTAACATATCGGGTTTTGATTTACATAAACTAAAGCCAACAAAAGATAGCACCAAGCCCCAGAATACTGTGTGGCAAACTCCCAGAAAAGACTGGATATATGAAAGTGGTATTAATTATAATAGCTATTCACCTATAGAAATATCTGGAATTTATGTTAATGGTTCTTTCTATCCTGGACCCACAGGAAATTCTACCATAAGCTATACCCTGAACTATCCAGAGGGACAGGTAGTGTTTAATAATCCAATACCACCAAGTAGTTCTGTTGAATTAAATTATAGCTATAGAAATATTCAAGTATATAAAATGGAACAATTTCCATATTGGAGAGAGATTCAGTATCGCTCTCTAGAGAATAAAACCGGATTCAACCTGTCCGACAAGGGAGACTTTTCAATAGGAGCGGAACACAGAATACAGTTGCCTTCTGTTATTATCGAAACGGTCGCTAGATCAAATTCTAGGCCTTATAGATTAGGAGATAAATCTCTATATATCGAACAAGATATCTTACTTCATATTTTATCTGATAATTCTAAGGATAAAAATAATATTACAGATATACTTAGGCTTCAAGAAGATAGAGTCATATGGTTATATAATACGGACAAAATTATTAAGGGTGGAATTTTTCCACTAAAGTATAATGGAAGCAAAAACTTAACTGGTCAAAATTATGATATAACCATAAATGATACGCAATATCAGTGGATTAAATGTCAATTAAAAAATGTTAGTATTTCTGATATGACATTCACTAATATGAGAATGTATGGTAGCATAGTAAGAGTAACAAATGAGATTATTTATACTGAATTTGGTAACTAGTAATTTGGTCAAATATCAATAAAAATATATCAAAAAAGCATAAATCTATTTCCTAGGTGTATTATAGATTGATCCTCTATATGAGTCGAAAACGATACATTTAACCCAGTCTGACAGATGGAGATTTACAATGGCAAATAATCGTGTTTTTTATGCTAGTCAGGGCGTAGCAATTCAGCCCTCGGGCGGCACACAAACAACCGTCCAGGGTGCTCAAAGCGCCGGTGTAACAACAAATTTTAACCTTGAGCAAGCGTTCCAGTTGGGTCAGCTAGCAATCTATGATAACATCGTTACAGACCCCGAAGTAGAAGTTACTGTTTCTAAGGTTCTTGATGGTCGCCCAACCATCTGGAATCTAGCTACTGGTGGTGGCTCATTGATCAATAATGCCAATGATTCGGTTTCGGTAGTTATTGGCGTAGGCGATGATACAGAGGATAGTTTAACCAGCACAACAGCCGTGAAATGCACAGGCATGTTTATCTCTTCTGTGAATTATACCTTTCCTGTTGATGGTAATTTTACAGAGGAAGTTACTTTCGTTGGCAACAATAAAAAGGCTGAAGGCAGCGTTAGTGCTCCAACCTCTTCTGGTGCAGTAGTGTTGCGCAGACAGAATTTAGCAACCAGTACTCTTCCAACAGAAGTTGCTGGTCAGAACATTACCAATATCACAATTAGTGCTGATCTTGGTCGTGAGAGTATGTATAAGTTAGGCCAGTACGCTCCTTTCCATCGTTTCGTTAACTTCCCACTAGAAGTTACAACAGAAATCGAGGTAAGTGCGACTGGTATTGATACAACAGCTGTTGATCTATCCACAGTAACATGTACTACTGCTGGTCTTCCAGAAGAGCAGGATATTGTTATCAATCTTTGCGAAGGTAGTGGTGGCACAACCTATTATACATTTAATTTAGGTGCTAAGAATCGTCTACAGTCTGTTAACTACAGTGGTGGTGATACGGGCGGTGGAAATGCAACAATCACATATACCTACGTTACTTATAACGAACTATCAATTAGTGGTTAATAATTAACAGACGGTAAACAAACTAAAAGGAAAAGTTTGTGTCAGGAAATCAGAGAGTATTTTACTCGTGTTTAGGAGTGTCTGTTGGTGGCGGATCAAGACTAGCCGGAGCAACATCGGTTGGGATTTCCGGATCAAGAAGCATTTCCAATATATACGCATCTCAGAATAAAAACGCAGTAGCAACCTACGCTAATCTTCCCGAAATAGAAATTAGCGTAGGAAGCTACCTATCTTCTTTTGTCTCACTAGAGAATGAGCCAGGACTCAACTCGTGGACAACCGTCGAGGTATATGCTGGATCAGACACATGCCCAGTATTGGCAGCTAATCAAAAAAATGTATTTAATTATGTACTATTAGATAGTATCAAATATAATTTACCAGCAGATGGATTCTTTACTGTTGAAAGATCCTATAAGGGAATAAACAAAAAGCCTTGTACCGTTAATGAGACGTGTAATGAAACAGACACAGGAACCGACGGAATAGTTAAAACAAGACAATACTATGTGGATGGTAGGCCTAGTGTTATAGGAGATAATCCAATATCAAATATATCTATTGATGCTAAAATTAATAGAAATTTTGTAGGAGAGTTTGGAACACGCAAACCATATGCAGCATATATAAATTTTCCTATAGAGATTGCTTGTACCTATGAGTGTACTGTTCAGGATTTTGACTCTATATCATTTGATCTAGAACAAACAGCATGTAAAAATGGACCGAGCTATAAAGAATCAATAAATGTAAATATTTGCGGAAGCAGCTTCTCCATTCCGGATGCTCAACTCACAGCTTTTAGTTATAGCGGAGCAGAAGCGGGAGATAACTCTAATCTTAAATTATCGGTTACATATACAGGATATTCTACGCCAGCAAATATAGCACCCGTTATCATTCTACCAGACAACTTCACTAGCCCATGCTAGAAAATACATCAACGGAAAATTTGAATAAGCTTTTATATAGAATTATTTTAGGATATTATTACATTTTTATTAATAACCAAAAATACAAAATAGTATATCCTAATATTAATATCAAATACGAAGCTGAGATACTTTATGATTCTGTCATAGAAGAAAATAAATACGATAAGGCTTGGCTTACAGACAAAGAAATAGAATTCCAGTTGGGTGTTCTTGGGTTGTGGGGAAAAGACAAAGAAAAGACACTAAAGGATCTAGAGACGGGACTAGAGGATACAAAAATTGAGCTTTATCTAAACTTTACCAACCAAGACAAGAAAAAGAAACATAAAAAAGAAATACAAAATATTATTAAAAAAATAGCAGAACTTCTTAATCAAAAAAACATCTTTAATCATTTAAGTATAAAAGAGTATGCTTTTAGTATTAAAAATGAATTTATTATCATGAACACTATTTATAATAGTAATAATAGATTGCACTTCAGAAACCCACAAAAGAACACACATAAATATAAAGAATTGCAGCTTTTTATTAAAGAGATATTAGATAACTCGGTACATCCAACACACATTAGAGAATTAGCAAAGTCTGATATTTGGAGATCTTATACCGCAGCAACAGTACTAGAAAAAAATATAGCAGATATTAACGATGATTATAAAAACTTAATCAATATACATAAGATGTATGATTCCGCAAAGCAGCATCCCGAGGCTCCTTCTGATGATATATTCAAAGATGACGATGCTCTAGACGGATGGTTTATATTTCAGGGTCGTAAATCCGAAAAAGAAAAGAAGAAAAATGCTATTATGGATCGAATTGGGGGTAATATAAAGAATGCCGGCGAAGTATTTTTGATGACCGACGATAAACAGGAAGCTAAAGACATCTATAGTCTCAATGATGCGGAAACTAATAACAACATACAGGAAATAAAAAGATTGCAGAAAGAAAAAGGAAGTGTTGAGTGGCAAGATCTTCCTTTTGTAAAGAGACAAGTGCAACAAAAGATGCAGGCCGAGTCTAAGAATATCATAAGGAAAAAATCATGAATAATAGACAGTATAAAAAAGGAATTATTAATCAGGTTACCAAAAGATTTCAAACCACAATCATTGGTGGCTTAGCAAGATTTGAAGAAAATTTTGGATATTTGTGGGGACACAATTCAGACAAAGACTTAACAGAAAAACAAAAAGAGTTTGCTGACATGTGGGAGTACGTTAGAACATCTATTCTGAACCATGGAAATAATCAGATGAGGCAAGCAATAGATGAGATTATTGAGCATATAGAGCAAGAAAACAATCTTTATAGATATCACTTTATTATTAAGAACAAAGAGGAAAGGGGACAGCAATGATTACAGATTCATTCAAGATAGTACTAGACGGAAAAGAAGAGGACTTTACAATTAAGTCGCCATCTTTGGCGGACCAAAGAGAAGCTCAGAAGGTATATAATCAAGCATTCTCTGATGCTGTGAAGTCTGGATGCATTGTTAGGGCCAGACTAGACGATCTATTAAAAGAGCAGGGGCTCTGGGACGAAAGTAAACAACTTAAATTTAACACGCTACAGCAAGAGCTGCTAGATCACGAAAGAACACTATCAAAGGGTGGTATTAGTCTTAAAATGGCTAAAGAAATAGCAATTAAGATGAAAAACACCAGAGAGGATCTTAGAGAGCTAATTAGCGTAAGAACCAATCTTGATAATCATACCGCTGAAGGTCAGGCTGATAATGCTAGATTTAACTATTTAATATCAGCATCATTGGTGTATTCCAATAATACGGATAAGAAATATTTTCAAGATTATGCTGACTATTTGCGAAGAGCGTCCGAGCCAATTGCTATAAAAGCGGCCCAAGTTCTAGCAAATATGTTGTATGGTCTAGATAATGATTATGAAAAGAAATTGCCAGAAAATAAGTTTCTTATTAAGTATAGATTTGTTGACGATAAATTGAGATTGGTAAACAAAGATGGTCACTTGGTTGATGCTGAAGGAAGACTCATAGATGAGTTTGGAAGATTTGTCAATGCGAGTGGCCAGTTTGTAGATAAAAACGGTAATTTGGTAGATGAAAACGGAGATTACTTAACAGAATTTAAGCCCTTTACTGATGACGACGGTAATCCGATTTTAGAAGATGGAAATAAGGATGATAACACAAAACAGACAGAAGAGCCAAAAGCGTCCGAATAATATTGCGTCACTTTTTTTAAATAAGCAAAGAGACATCATGATGTATTTCGTGGTGTCTTTTTGATTTTATGGAGTAATTAATGGCCGCATTTAATCTTACAGCAGAACTAAATATTAGAGGGCCGTCGAACCTAAATAGGGTTGTTGCGGATATACGCAGACAGCTTTCCACAGTTTCTTTAGATGTTAATATAAACCCCAATACTTCTAGGGGTATACAAGCAGTAACTAGAGACGTAAGAGATTTAAGTGCCGCATTAAGAGATGCTCAGTCTAATGCTGTTGCGCTTGGGGCCGCATTGAGGGGTATTGGTGGCAGTTTTAATAATTTGTCATCATCTGTTAACAACATAGGTAATAGTCTTGGTAGAGTAAGCACATCATCTACTGCTGTGTCCACCAGTATAAAAGCGGCATCGTCAGAAATGGCAGAGTTCGGTAAGCAGTCAGCTTTGGCTATTAGAAGATTTGCTGCGTTTAGCGTAGCGACGGGCGCTGTTTATACACTAGGAAAGGCTATCGCATCAGCATATTCTGAATTCGTAACATTCAATCAAGAGTTTGTTAGACTACAACAGGTAACAGATACTACCAAGGCTGGTCTAGGTGGATTAGCTTCTGAGATTACAAGATTATCGACCAACTTAGGCGTTAGCTCTTCGGAGCTGTTAAATGTGTCGGTAACACTAGCTCAGGCAGGCTTAAGCGCCGGAGAAACAAAGCAGGCATTAGAAGCATTAGCTAAATCAGCACTCGCTCCGTCGTTCGATGGCCTTAACGAAACTGTCGAGGGAAGTATCGCTTTGATGAGACAGTTCGGCATTGGTGCTGGAGAACTTGAATCCGCTCTTGGATCGGTAAACGCCGTTGCTGCAAAATTCGCCGTAGAAGCCAGCGATATTATTACTGCTATTCAAAGAACCGGTGGTGTGTTTGCCGCTGCTAGTCAAGGAGTAAGTCAGGGGAAAGATGCTCTCAATGAGTTCTTGGCAGTATTTACAAGTGTAAGAGCCACTACTCGTGAAAGCGCAGAAACTATCGCTACCGGTTTAAGAACTATTTTTACCAGAATACAAAGAACATCCACAATAGATTCTCTAAAAGAGTTTGGTATTACTCTAACTGATTTAGAAGGTAAGTTCGTCGGTCCTTTTGAAGCGATTAGGAGACTCTCTGATGGTCTTAGAACACTAGATCCTAGAGATCTAAGATTCTCCGAGATAGTGGAAGAGCTTGGTGGTTTCAGACAGATCGGTAAGGTTATTCCTCTTATCCAACAGTTTGCTACAGCGCAACAAGCTCTTTCTGTTGCCCAAAAGGGTTCGGGATCGCTCGCTAATGATGCGGCTACAGCCCAAGAAGCACTTGCTGTGAGAATAACAAAAGTTAGAGAGCAATTCATATCTCTAGTAAGAGACATAGGACAAAGCTCAAACTTTCAAGCGTTCGCAGACGTTTCCTTAAAGCTAGCCAGCGCATTAATATCCGTAGCAGATGCTGCTAAAGATGTGCTACCCGCTCTTGCTGCTATTACCGCTATTAGGGGTGTTGGCGCTTTGGGTCAGTTTTTTGGTGGTTTTAGCGGAGGAGTAAGTCGTCGTCCAAGAGGTTTTGCTACTGGTGGCGTTGTTCCTGGTAGCGGAAACGGAGATACTGTTCCCGCGATGCTCACTCCCGGAGAGTTTGTTATTCGCAAAAAAGCGGTAGCAGCTATTGGTACTAGTAATTTGCATAGAATGAATAAATATGCTGGTGGGGGCAGAGTCAAAAAATTTGCTAGAGGCGGAATAGCAAATGCTCCAATGGTAGATGATATTATTCAAACTAGCGGATCAATACTACCAAAACCATCTTCGATACAAGATCTAATAAAAGCTGGCGGTGGCGGCGTTGATGTAGATAGAACACTCATAAGAACCACAGGAGATAAAGCGTACAGTAGCGCTCCGGGGAGCTCCAAGAATGCTGTTTTATCCAAGTACTTTAGGGACGACGAGAATAGACTAAAAGATATACAATCATCACCACTAACATCATTTGGTAGAGCACTACAACAAGCTATTCGTGCTGGAGAACTAAAGGCCGCTAACGTTAGCATTATTAGTAAGTCTCGTAGAACACGAGGCGTTCCAGAATATTTAAGTCAACTTTTTGGCATCCCAGTTCAAAATATGGTATTTACTCAAGGAGGAGACAAGCAGCCCGCTATGGATGCTATTAGGTCTAAGGGTCCAAGAGCAAACAGGGTCTCTAGATTTGCTCTGGGCGGACTGGTACAAAGATTTGCACAAAAGGGGACCGGTTCGTACAGATCTGGTACTGTTAAGCCATTAAGTCCAGAAGAGCAATCCGAACTATCTGGTTTGCTTAGTCTAGAAAAAAGATGGCAAGACTCGGGACAAAAACTAAGAGCATTTACATCCGATAAACAATCTAGATTATCCCAACTTAAGTCTCGTAAAGAATTAGGCGGCGCGCAATCAGACGAAATTATTAATGGAATAAAGCTATCTAAAACATTCGGCGTTTCATTTTTAGAGGGTGGAGCACCAGATATCTCTGCTACCATAAGCGATGTATTGGCTAGAGGTAATGCTACTGGCGTAGACAAGCTTAGGGAATTTATCGGGAATAAACAAAAGGCTAGAGGAGCTAGAATAACAACAGACGGCAAAAGTAGTACTTTATCTCCAGGAGGTAAAGATATTTTTGATAGACAAATTATGAATGGATTGCCAGATCTATTTGATAATGCAGTAGCCGCTTTGCCAGAGCCACTAAGACCCGGAAGAGGGCAAGTATCAACAGATCAACTAATAAGCTCCTCTGCCAGACAAGCAGTAAAGGGCTATTTTTTTGAAGCCTTTATTAGAAGAGCTAGTCAAAATCTATTATCAGATAATGACACAACAGACGCAATTTTTGATTTTACTGGGGCTGGCAACAAGGAGGCATTAGGAAGGCTATTTGGCGGTAGATTTGTGACGCCAAATGAATTTAAGGTATCTCCCACTCCTGAAAATATTGCTAATGCTATTTCCAAAGCCATAGCTATTAGTTCGCCATCAGCACTCCAATACTTTAATAGTGGAGGTAGTGTAGAGGACACGGTTCCAGCGCTCTTAACCCCAGGAGAGTTTGTTATTAACAAAAGAGCGGCCTCTAGACTAGGAGCTGCAAAATTAAATCAACTTAATAAAGCAGATAAGGTCCAAGGATTCAATAAGGGCGGTGTTGTTCAAAGATTTGCTGGCGGAGGCTCGGTACTCCCAGCCAGACCCGAAAATCCCACAAGAGGAAATACTACCGCTGTTGGCGCGGCCATAGCAGCAATCAATGAAATGTCTTCTGCTTTAGAAGCACTAGGTTTATCAGCGTCCGCTTCTTCTAGACTGATAGAGGCTGGAGGAGCTATTAGTATAGCAGTATCTGAAAGAGCGCTTCAAGCGGATGTTAATAGACTTAGAATGGCTGGCGCCTCTGCTACAGATATCTATAGAGCAGAACAACAGCTTGCTAATGTTAGAGAACAAAATGCCAATAAGCTCAATACTCAACAAATTATGAGTGGTGCTACTGGTGGTACTCTACAAGATATTCAAACCAGAGCAGAAACCGAAAGAGAAAGACTACTAGATGAGCGCCGAACAATTATGGCCTCTCGCGGCAGAACACAACAGGAGATAGAAGAAACTCTTGCTAATGACACCGGCTTCCAAGACCATGTTAGACGCAGAAGTTACGAAACTGCAACAACAGCAGTAACTGGGGCTCCGGCCAGAAGCATGAGAGACGCTGGCGTAACCGGAGCAGATATCGAACAGTATGTTAATCAGAGCATGATGGACAGGAGAACCCTTGCCCAGATGGATGCTCAATTAATACGAACAAGAGAACAAGAGCTAAGAAGTAGTGCTGCTTTCGCGTCAGCATCATCTACCGAACAACGAAGAATGCTAGGAGAATTAAGAGCAAGGAATAATGAAGAAATTAGAGAGAGACGCAATATAGTTAATCAGTTGGCCAAAGACAGGGGCATGACATCTGGCTTAACTGGTGCTGTTGGTAGAGGATTTAGAACAACTGGCGCTTTGTTCGGTATGGGTACATTTGCTGAAAATGAGAATGTTCCTGGTGGTGGTATGGGTGGTAGACTGAATAGATTTAGTGCTGGCGCGCAAAGAGCTGGTTTGGGCTTGAGTTTGGCTGGTGGTATGATAGGCAATACTATTGGCGATGCGATAGGAGGCAAAACCGGAGCTGGAATAGGTGCCGCAACATCTGCTTTTGCTAGTAGTGTTGGAGTTGGCGCTATGTTTGGTCCTGTAGGCGCTCTTGCCGGTGTTGTTACCGGAGCAACAGCAGCTATCAAAGCATGGACAGATGCTGTATCCGATGCTACCCTAGCAGAAGAAGCTAGTAAAACAGAGAAAGCATCCATTAAGATACAAAAAGGTTTTGAAAAACTAGAAAAAAGTACCACAAACGCAGAATCTTCTTCTCTTATCAAAGATATTGTGGATAATCTTAGAAGCACATCTGGTAGCTTTTCTAGGTCTGTAAATAGCACCACAGACAAGATTGCTCCCGCATCGGGCTGGTCTGGCTTTTTTGCAGACCTTGGTAATTCCACAGCTAATATCACATCAGAAATAGCATCACAGGGTTTTGAGTCTTTAGGAAACATACTCAAGTCCGGATTGAATCTGACTGGCTTAACCAATATGCCTATTCAAGACACACCAGCTAATTTTAACGGCTTCAGAAGAGAAATAGACACAAATCAACTAGGTAAAGAAATAGCAGCATTAGCTCGAAATAGTCAAGTTAATAGAGACCTACCACAATTGTTTGAACAAGGATTACGCAAAGGTAGAACATTCGAGCAAATATCTGCCGAAATTGGACCAGACTCTCTTGCTTCTATGAAGGAAATATTTGCTGTTTCTCAAGGCAATGAGACGATAACAAGTTTGATGGCAGATAGATCCGCCGCTAGACAACAGCTTTCTCAGGCCGATACCGATGAGGATAGAGACAGGATAAAGAGAAGAATAGATAATCTTAATAAGTTAATTAGACGTATAGCAGAAGAATCGTTTAATAATGATATTAAGAAGAGTATTGTTGATAAAATAGCAGCAGAAAAGAAACTAGAACAAGCAGCAGCATCCGCAACCGTTCGCATAAATTTATTTGCTAGTGTGTTAAACGACATATCTTCCGCAGTTAATAAGGCTGGTGTGGATTTCCAGGCAGCTCAAAGACAAATAGAAATTAATCTTGGGAGTGCATTTGGAGATCAGGTTCAGATGGCTGGCCCAGACAGAAGAAACGAAAATGTATTGGAGAATATGAGTGCTTATTCTGTTGAGGCTATTAGATCAGAGATTGGTAAGATCGGGTCTGATCTTAAGTTTAATCCGGCTGTGGTTCAAGAGGCTCAGTCGGCAGCCACGAATAAGAAAATTTTAGAAACAGAATTACCGAAAATACTATCAGAAATTGCGGCTAAAGAAAAGAAGGGCTTCGACCCAGAAGGATCTGCTGCTCAAGTTATTAGAAATAGACTGTCCACAGTGCTAGAGGGGAAGGTAGATGATCCTAATGCTATAATTAGTAATGTAATAGCTAAAATCACAGAAAAAATCCAAACCAATTCTAGACAGGGACTAACAGTAGAGGAATTATCTAAAGACAATAATGCTATTAATGAAATATTGAGCTCTGATACTAAAACACTAGAAATATTTAATAATCTAATTAAAATGGCCAATGATCAAGTGGCCGCACTAACAGCCTCATTTAATAGATTTTCTGGCCAACTAAATAGATTTTCAGAACTACAAATACAAAAAGAAAATATCGGAATAGAAGGAGAAAATCAGTTAACACAAGCTCTGGGTGGAAATCTTAGCTTGTTTGATATGAATGAACCTTTTGAGAATGCTATAGATATTCTTACTTCCAGAATCGGTGCTGATGGAAGACCAGCTAGAGGCACAGGAACACTAGACCCAGCACAAATAATGCAAAGAATGCTTGAGAAAGAAGCAGAAGCGGCAAATATTCAAAAACAACTAGATCAAGAGAGGCCATCTGTTGATAGTGCTAGATTCAAAGAACTAAATTCTTCTCTGGCCAGAACAACAGCAGAGGCCAGAAATCTACAAACAGCCCACCAGAAACTAGCAACAGACTCTAGTAGAGCCTCCAACGCTCTTGCTAAAATTGGTGAGATTAGACAGCAGAACGAAAATAGACAATCGATGTTTTTAGAAATATTGAAAAATGCGAACAACCCAGAATGGCAAATGGAGTTCATCAATAGCGTTGATAACTATCAAAGAGTTATGGCTGGGCAAAATGTTGGGCCGGATGGATGGGCCAGTGCGGTTCAGGGCTTAGAGAATGCTCTAAGAGCAAATCCAAGAGATGCCAAAGACATACAGGAAAAATTTATACAGAATGCTGCGAATCTACAAGGACTAGATAAAAATTTCGTTCAAAATATGATGAATTCAATAGGTATTGGGCTTGGAGAACCATCACCAGAGATGAAGGGATTGATAGATGAATTCTATAGATTTAATGAGGTGCAACAAGAGGCCATTAATCAGTCGGCAGAAAGGATTATTACTGCCGGTAAAGAATTTTTAACAGCTGTTAATCAGGCTGGCGCGAATTGGAACGCTACTGTTGGTGCTGGTGGACAAAGAGATCCTTCGGTAGTTAAACCAGCGAATCCACCACGGCTCGCTCGTGGCGGAGTTGTATATGCTCAAGACGGTGGACATATGGTTAATTTCCAACCAAGAGGAACCGATACTGTTCCAGCTATGTTAACTCCCGGTGAGTTTGTTGTTAATCGCAAAGCTGCTGCTAAGAATATGGGTCTTCTTAAGGCTATTAATAGTGGAGCTAAGGGTTATAGTAGGGGGGGTATTGTTTACCTACAACAAGGTGGCTATGTTCCTAAAGACACTACAATTGATGCAGATGCTAAGGCATTAGAAGTAGAGATGAATACTGAATATGCTGCTGTTGATCAAAAAATAGCAGAAAATGATGCATTAATGGCTTTATTAAGGAGTGACTATGCTAATATACCAGAAGGTCCTCAAAAAGAAGCTATTCTAGAGAAGATAAGACAAACATATGTTGCAAATGGCGAATTACAAACCCAAAGAAAACAAATCGAGGAATCTTTTATACCAAGAATGGACCAAATTAGAGAAAGAAGAGATTTAGAAAGGGACAGAAGAATAGCTGGTACTGGTGAATTAAATATGTTCGATATGGAGTCTCTAGATACTACTGATATTCCGGGAGATGAGCTTCGTTTCAAAGGAATGGATTTTGCCACTGGTAGGGTTGATCTTAATAGGTTGACACTCGAAGAACAGAAACAATACGAAACATATCAAGCAGAGGTAGAGAAGAGAAAACAAGCAAGAATACAAAAGGCAAAAGATCGCGTTGCGTCCGTAGACGGACCTCCAGCAGCCACATCATCAGCACCACAACAAGAACCCGAACTCACCAAAGACTTCTTAATTGGTGGTTACAAACCAAAACCCATTGGTATGGGACCAGACTCAAATAAGCCCGATAGCGGAAAACCACCAATTCAAAGAGGTCCTTACGACCCAAATAAACCGGATGACGGCAGGCCAGCAATGGAGATGTTGTCTGGTTCTGATGTAACGCCAGAAGAAAGAATAGCTGCTAGAAGAAATGCTGCTAGGCAAGCATACTTAGCAGATAAAAACCAAAAGAGAGCCAACTTCTTAGCAAACAACCCTTTCTATGCAAAGAAAGAACAAGAAAAACAACAGAGAGCACAACAAGAGCAAAAAGATGCTCTAGCATGGAAACAAAAACAGTTAGGACCAAATGCCAAAATCAGCTCAGAAGAAACACAAGACATTATTAAAGAGCATAGGGCAATGAAGAGGGAGGAGAGAGCCAAGAAGGAAAGACTAGCTACCTATGGCACGGAAGACAAATTAAGTCCAGAAAAAGCTAGAGAAATATTAGATGAAAAGAGGGGCGCTGCATTAGCAAAAAGATTCGGATGGAAAGCAGACTCTATTGCTGGAACTTATGAGGGAGGAGACCGTCTTGAGCCACAAGAAGTAACTAGATTACCGGCTAAAGATAGGGAGCTTTTAACGCAATATCAAAATGCCCAAATAGCAAAAGCAGCAGAAGCAGAAAGAAATAAGAAAAAATCCGAAATGGTTGCTGCTAGAGAGAAAGAAGACGCAACATTTAGAGCCTCTTTAGATAAAAAAGCCGAAGAAAGTATGGCTACCTATAGGAGCAACAAAGCAAAAGAAACCCAGCTACAGCAAGAGGCAGATAAAAAGAAACAAGAAGAAGCTGGCGCTGCTGCTATAGCAAAAAAGGCAGCTGATGAAAAGAGACTACAAGATAGTATCAAGGCACAAAATGCTGAGTACGAAGCTCAAAAACTAGCAAAAGAACAGAAAAAACTCAAAGAGGAAGCAGAAGCCAGAGACCTTAAAGAAGCACAAGTAACAGCAGTAGAGAATGCCGTACAAATAGATCCTGTATCAAGACAGATTATTAATATTAATCCAGATCAAGTAAACTCTAGAGTTGCTGAACTAAGAGAGAAAAAGAAGGCAAAGCTTGATCCATTTGTGGCCGGAGGCAAGCGTTCCGGAGCATCAAAACCACGCACAGAAGCAGATTTAGCAAAAATAGACCCAGAATTTGCTCAATTAAATAAGGAACTAGAAAGAGAAGAATTAGTAAAAGCTGGTATTGATAGAGCGAGAACTAAATTTGATGAAAAGAGAGCAGAAGAGAATCTTGCCACACAAGACAGATATGAAGAATTAAAATCGCTAGCAGATAAAAATAAACTTAGTCCGCAAGACTCACAAGAATATGCTACTCTAGCAATCAAGAGAGGAGTTAAGCCATCAGAAATTGCTGGTGGCGGAGCTGTTCGTGCGGAAAGAGTTCTAAGAGACGATGCTCTTGGATATGAAACTCGTCAACAACTAGAACAAACCGAATTAGATACCTATAGAAAGAAGTATGGAGAAAGAAAGTCTGTTATAGATCAAGTTCTAGATGAGGCAGCTGCTAGTGCTGGTAGTGGCGTTGAAGGTCTTACTGGCTCGAAGACACTTGGAACCATAGCTCAAACAGTAGCAAGAATTGGTGTTGGGGCGCTAGATCCCGCCGAAATGGCTGTGGGTATTGGTACTGGTGGTATTGGCAAAGCATTGTCTGCCGCACAAGATGTTGCCAACTCTGGTAAGGCAGTAGCTAATGCCAAAGGAATTGCTGCTAGAGCAGCGCAAAATCCATCAAGATACACGCCGGGAACGCTCAGACTACCCAAAAGCACAAAAGCTGCCAATCCAAGAAGTGTACTAGATGAAGCTGGTAATTTTAGATCACAAAAAGATGTAGAGGCGGCTAGAGAAGCTCGTAAAATAGAGAGACATGCTAGAAAAGATGCTGGAATAGCAAGAGCTGTTAAGGTTGAAGATCAAAAGGCATCGCAATTTTTAGAAGAGGCTGGGGACAGTGTTGATAATAGTGTGTCCTCATCGCCAAACGAAACAAAGGACTTGTCTCTTTTCGATGGAAGAGAGGTATCTCCAAACTCTGTTCCGTGGGTCGCCAGAGAAAAAACCAGAAGCAGTCTGGAGTTGGCCTGGGCCGTTGAAGATGGAAAAAAGATGGCAGAGAGTTTCAAAAGACAAGGTATAGAGATGCCAGACTTTACCTCCCCGTCTCCCGCTACAACAAGTAGAACCACAGCAGCAACAAGAGCAGCATCCACAAAAACAGGAGGCTCTACCAGAACATCGCTATCGCAAGCAATAGCGGAAGCAGACAAGGATGAGATACTCAAAAAATATGGTAGCGGCGGAGAAGGCAAATATGGTGGTAGCAATAGATACGATTTATCCAAAGAAGCTGCTGAAGGACCAATAACAGCGAAGGAACGCAAAGAAGCAATTAAGTCAGTTAAAGATGCTAAAAAAACAGCAGAGATTCGGGCAACCCAAAAGGCTTCTGCGGATAGAAGCGTAGAAGAGCAAACATACGCGGCTTTACAAAGATTAGAAAAAGATAAGTCTAATAGAAGATCTTTAGTTAGGTCTGGTGTCGGTGCTGCGGGAGCTGGAGCAGTAGCCTATAATAAGGATGCTTTAGCTAATGCTATAGTTTCAGAAGAAGAAATGCGCAGACAAATACGTAAGGCTAGAGGTATGAGTACCGGCGGTGTGGTTTATGCGGCAAAAGGCCAGTTAATTCCTTTTACCCCAAAGGGTACGGATACGGTTCCCGCTATGCTAACGCCGGGTGAATTTGTGATCAACCGTGCTGCCACACAAAAACACCTACCCTTATTAAAAGCTATTAATAATAATCAAGTACCAGGATATGCTAAAGGTGGCAAGGTTCGCTATTTTAGCGGTGGGTCAGATGGTCCTATATCTCCTTCGTCCGGCGGTTCTGGGGGTGGTGGCGGTGTATCTAATATTAGTTTGGACACATCGGGCTTGGATACCGCTTTTAATTCTTTTGCTACTAATGTAGAGTCACTAAAATCTGTAATGGACAGCTTTGCAGCAGCAGCATCTAGCATTAGCGGTGGTTTTAGCCAGTTAAGTCAATTGGAGGCTGGGGCAAATAGGATTGGTACAGCAGCTACCTCGATTAGTGCAGCATCACAAACCTTCGGGTCTGTAATCGCTAACTTTAATACGTCGATAGCCGCTATGCAAGAGGCCTTTTCTAAGATTCCTAGCGCTGTAGATTTTAGAGTAAGTGGTTCGGTACCAATCAATATAACAGTAGATGTTAATGGTGGAGACGGATTACAAGATAGTTTAGCTCAATTCCAAGACCAAATTTTTACCGAAATTTCTAATGGAATTAGCAACGCAATGCCAGGTGTGAATATAAGTTTTACTCGAACAACTTAGGGAGCAACCATGTCGATTAAATATTATGCTAATAAAGTACAAGAAACATCTAATACAACTACCACCATTAATCCCGGTGGCAACCTTGTGCTAAATGGCGCATCCGTAGGCTACAGGAGTTTGTCTGGCACTATAGGACCAAACAACAGCTTATCTTATTATATTTATCGTATAGACGCATCCGCTAATTTTGAATGGGAAATTGGTATTGGTTATATCTCTAGTAGCGGTGGAGTTAACCAGCTAGTAAGAGAAAAGGTAATAGCCTCTAGTACTGCTGGTGGATTTGTTGGTTTCACAGCAGGTACGAAATACATAGAACCAATTATTAGTCAAGATAGAGTCAACTCTTCTTTCGTTAACCTAGAAGAAAGATCATCAAGCTTCACAGCCCCGGTAGCATCCGCCACATATGTAATAGATGCTTCGTCAAATAATATTACTGTTTCTTTACCTAGCGTTTCCGGTATAGAGCCCGTTGTTTTGGGTTTCATGCTAAATAAGACCATAGGAAATCAATTCGAACAATCTGGTGCTATTGAACTAGTTCCTAGCGGCACAGAAACCATCAATGGCACAAATTTACCATATGATATTTCTATTAAAAAAGACTATATACAATTAATATCTGTACCCTCTCAGAGCGGATGGTTGGTATTGGACCCTATCCAGGACTCTACCACAGCTTATGGTAATGTTGGTACTATTCAATTTGCTAATAATCAAGCTTTTAGTGGAGTAGCTTCTTTGTCTTGGGAGCCAACCTCTAGCTCTTTATTAGTCGGTGGTTCTGGAACTATATTGTCCGCGGATGTAATAATCCCAACAGGTACGCAAACAGTTGTATTTAATGAACAATCATTAGATAAAGATTTCAGAGTAGAAGGTAGTGGCAGCACACACTTATTATTCGTGGATGCTAGCACAAACAATGTTGGCATAAATACTTCGAACCTTACCGATAAACTAACCATCACATCAACTTCGGGCTCTGGTCTAACCATACAAGCTAGTGGTGCTGGTCCCGCAATATCTCTTAAAAATACCGCTCTTAGTGGAGTAGCATCATCAAATACCATAGGAAGCATATCTTTTGATGCTCTAAATAACTCGGGCAATCCTGTTCAATATGCAGAGATATATGGTAAAATATTATCTAATAATAGTCTATCAGAAGATTCTGTTGTTAATATAGATGTAAATAAAGATGGATCTAAAGAAACTGTAGCTTCTTTTAGTGCTAGCGGAGTTACTCTTGGCTTTAATAGCCAAAATGTTGATGGCATTTTGTTGGGTTCTGTTTCTAGTAATCAAGGAGATAATGTTGTTCTAGGTTACTATAATAATGTTTGCGGTAATAATTCGGTGGTTTTGGGAAATAATGCTGTTTTATCTACTGGCACTTTTGGTGGTATTATTGGTCTCGACCATACCGCATCTGGTAATAATGTGTGGATCATCGGCGGGTCGGGAGTAACAGCAACGGGCAATAATAGTGTATACCTAGCATTAAACAACAATACCTATGTAAAAATTGATAATCAGTCTAA